CAAGGTGGACATAACTTCAAATGGTGAAAGCATAGCCCCACAATTGAACTTTGCACCTAAAGAAATTCCTGACTATATTGAAATAGATGTCAAACCAGCATAATATAGACCTTTATGGCGCACAATCAGAAGTGTGGCAGGCCATGCTGAGCGATCGCAATGTCTGTGCCGTCCTGCCAGTAGGTAGTGGTAAGAGTTTTCTAGCAAGTTTGCTCCTGCCAATAGCCGCGACAACACCTGCCATGCACAAAGGGCGTGATATCCTTTATGTTGCCCCAACAGCACCCATGATATCACGAATTATCTGGAAAGACCTAAAACAGCGTTGCATCACCATGTGGGGCTTAGAAGATGAAAAACAAATCAACAACTCCAGCAAAACAATTACTTTTCCCAATGGAATCAGAATCTTCTGTTTATCCTCAGAAACAGGACTCAAGGGTATCAATGCTGGCGTCATTGTGGCAGACGAAGCCGCAGAATTTACTGATGAAGCACTCCAAGAACTGTCTAATCGTATCAGACCAAACCCTGGAGAAACAGAAGCCCAAGGACGCCTAATCCTAATATCAACCCCTGAAGGCAAGAACGCTTTCTATGATTGGGCACAACACGCACAAACTCACCCTGAACGCTGGATATATCTACACAAGACATGGAATCAAATGCGAGTCCAACCTAAGAAGTGGATTGAAGAACAGCGTTATCTATTATCACCACTCAAGTTTGCCAAAGACCTAGAGTGCGATTGGGGAAGTGTGCAAGATCAATTTTATTATGCGTGGAAGAGAACTATGGCTGTGCCAGAGCAACTCCACGATAGAGGCAAAGAGTTATATAGTTTTCATGACTTTAACAAAAGGGTTATGTGTGCTGTGGTTGCACAGGTAGTTGGGGATATCCGTAGTCAAAAAGGGCGGATTGAAATACTCAAATCCTATGCCATACCAGATTGCGGCACGGAGGGCATAGCCCAGAGGATAAGAGCAGATTTCCCCCACCGTCCAATTTGGAGCATCATGGATAGATCAGGTAGCCAACTTAATCGTGACACTACTTCAGCATTTGGCACGACTGATCAAACTATTCTAGAGAAGTTTGGTTTTCGCATCATGAATACGGCCAAGAGCAATCCCCTAATCTCAGACACAGACAACTCATCAAATGCTTTTATCGCACAAGGTCGTTTGATTATCAATGATCAAGAGACCAAGCTATTAGATGCTCTAGAAACTTACCACTATGAGGATGGAACTCGTAAACAACTGGTCAAATACTCAGACGCCAAGTATGCACACATAGACGGCCTTGGTGACTGCATTCGTTATGGCATACATCACTTGTTCCCAATGACACATGAACAACCTATTTTACCAGAATACCTCGACGGAGATCATATGGCCAGCATTGAGCCAGGACAAGACTACATGCGAGATCCTATGGCCAGATCAAGAGTTGACGGAATGCCAGCCCTTGATGTGCTCATCAAACAGAGATTCTTTGATGGAGAACAAGAAGAATCTTGGATGTAAATAGCCTGTTTTAACCAGAATATGCTAGGGCTACATAAATAGAACTGTTATAACAAAAGGATATCCGCATATATGTCAATGACCGTGCGTCAACTTCTAGCACCTAGTGCTTTAATGAATAAAATCAAGCCTCAGATGGTTACATACCGTGCGGCTTATGAAGGCGGTCCCAACTTTAAGAATTCAGTCCTAGTCAAGCGCCCATCTGAGGATGCGGCTCTATTCCGTGACAAACTGCTTAATGTGGCCGCACTACCTATTTGCAAAGCCATCGTAGATGAAATCGTTGATACTGTTTACGAAACTGAGCCACAGCGCCATCCAGCATTCCTAAACAAGGTTTCTATCCCCGTTGCAGAGCCTGCATGGTGGGCGGCATTTGAAGAAGATGCTGATCTTAATGGCAACTCATTTACTGCCTGCATGGAAACTATTGCTTGCATGGCTGGCATTGAAGGTTGGGCATGGGTGTTTGTAGACCTACCAGAAACGGCCAGCAAAAACAACCGTCCTTATCTTTCTTACTGTTCAGCAGAACATGTGATTGATTGGAAGATAGCCACAGAGTATGGTAAGGACTTTATAGAATACCTCAAAGTGATTGAATATGAAGACATGGATCATTCAATCATCAAGGTTTGGTATGCTGGTGATGCTGTCAATCCAACCTACTGTGAACGCTATTGGGTCACAGACAAAGAACTAAATGATCAAGATCAATTGATCAACCCTATTGAATCCTATACACTACCCCTGGGTATGCCTATTCCTGCTGTTCAGGTTATTGGCCGCCCTGATCAACGCCGTTCAGACCTTGGAGTGAGCGATCTAACAGAAGCCGCAGATGTCCAGCGTGAAATGTTAAAATTAGAAGCAGAAGCCTATGACTCAATTCGTTTCTCTAAGCCCATGATTCGTGCGGCCGCTGGCATACGCATTCCAGCAGGTGGCGGTGGTATCATCCGTGGTGACAAAGATCAAGTTGAAGTGTTCCAAATCCCCACCCAGGATATTCAAGCTATTCGTGAACAACAAGATAGCCTCATTGTGCGTCTTGATGGTTTCCTAGGTCGTGGAAGCATTCGTTTCCAGGCCACACAACAGGTGCAGTCAGGTATAAGCATTGTTGAAGAACGCCGTGCTCTACATCGTAAAGCATCAGCTCGTGCTCGTCAAATGCAGGCCGCTGAGATGGTCATTGCAGATCTAGTCTGCTTGTGGATGGGCCTATACTGGGCAGGTGACATTGACTATGCCACAGACTACGAAGACAAAGATACACAATTCCGTATGGCCTTGCTACAGACTGCACAGGCCCTATCAGCTACCAATCCAGTAGTGCAGGAAATTATTGATCGTGAAGTGATCAAGATGATTGCTCCACCAGATGAAGCCGCTGATTATCTAGCCAAGATTGGTGTTGCCAATACATCACAACCTGTATTTGCTTCCACCGATGAGAAGAAATTTGTTGTTGATAAGATATCAGAACTTGAAGGTAACATATACGGTGGTGAGATCCAAGACAAGGGTGTTACCACAAATGATCCTATTGCACGCCAGCTTGTAATGTTGGGTGTGGGTCGTTAACATAACTAATTCATCGCTTGGACTATGTGCGTTATCATAGTCGCTGGGCTAGACGCCCTTAAACTCTAAAAAGGAAAATTTAACAAATGGATGTTAAAGCAAACGGTGGCACCGCTAGCCAACAAACGAGTGCTCCAGCAGATGCAGGCGCTCAACAAACAGTTCAATCTACAGAAGGCCCTAATTTAGGCGCTATTCGCAAGAGTGGACAAAATGAAGTTCTTCAGGCACTCAGCAAGGTTGCTGGCGTTGATTTCTCTAAGACAAAAGACGCTGTCAAGTTTGTAGAAAGCCTAGCTAAGAAATCTTCTGACGGTGATTCCGCAAAATCAAAAGGTTCCAACAAGTCATCAGGCGGTGGCGAAATTGCTGAACTACGCAATATGATTCAAGGTTTACAGTCACAACTGCAGGCCAAAGATGAAACTGTGCGTAGAACAAATTTACAGGCTAGTATCAAGGAAACTGCTGTTAAAGCAGGCTTTGATCCTAACATGTTAGATATCGCTACAGGTCTATTTGAAAGCCAAATAGAATTTGATGATAATGGAAACTTTTATATTAAGGGTGCTCAAGGTGGCCCTAGACTGGATAAAAATGGTAACCCATTAGGTCTAGAAGCTCTAGCACAAGACATATTGAGAAGCAGACCTAAACTTGCTGTTGATGACGCAAGGACTGGCACTGGTTCCAGATTTGGACAAGGCGTTGGCCGAAGCGACAGTGAAATACCTGATGCTAGCCAAGACTTAGAAGGATGGAAAAAGTGGAAAGAAAGCCAAGGGATTGGTGGACGCAGTCTAAAAGGTATGCAGGTCTCAATAAACAAGCCAATCGTATAAAGACGATAATATAACTAAGGAGACTTAAATGTCATATTTTATTGGCGGATCATCTGGTGAAAGTTCCGCGTTTGAAAAAACAATCCAAAACTCAGCAATCCAAGTATTGCACGAATCACAAGGCCTAGTCAACATGACCAATGTTGTTATGCCTAACCAAGGTAATACCTACAAGGTGCCAAAAATGGCTCCAATCAGCTACGGTGATTTCACTGATAGCGGCACAAACAACTATACTGGTTCTAATGAGCAAACTGCTTCAATTACAGCTAAAGAAGTTGTTGCTACTCCAGCAGTTGCTCAAACTGCATTCAGCAAATTCTTAGGCTGGACAACAGCGTTTGATCTTGCTAACAACCTAGGCGCTGAATTAGGTGCAAGTTTCGCTGAAAAAGTTGATCAGCGTGTTACTGCCGCTTTCGTTGGCAACCCATCAGCAGTTACTTCTACTGATACAAGCAACGCAGGTTTCAAGGCAACACAAGGCGCAACCTACTACACAGTAGACAATGCTCCTAAGACTGACGGTTTCACTCGTGTGTCAGCAATGAGCCAACAAGGCCTATGCTTCACAGACACTAACGAACAAGTTGCGGCTCATGCTCCAACTAACGCTAACTCTGTTACACA